TTCGGCGGAGGCTCGGAGGGGCAGTAGCTGTCCAGATCCCGGATCCCCACGCAGCTCATGAGTTCCCTCGCGGCGTGGATCCAGTGGCTTTCGTTCAGGATCCCCTGGGACTTCCCGGAGGGATAGAGCATCCCCAGGTAGAGCTGGAGGTTCTGGATCTTCTGCTCCTTCTGCGTGAGCCCGCCGTTGGCGTTGATCTCGATGTCGAACTCCCCCGCCAGGTCGTCCGGGGAGACCTCCAGCGTCTCTCCAAGGAGGCGAATGACCTGGGGCTGATCCATGTACGTCTGGTTGAGACGCACAGCGAACCGCAGGAGATCCGCCACCCCGGTCTCGGAGAAGTTCCGGACATAGGACTCCATGCGGAGCATGGAGGCGTTGAAGATCGTGGTGATCCCTGTGGCGGTCTTGTTCAGGCTCTTGAAGTCCGACCCCTGGTTGTAGCGGGTTCGTCCGCTCCAGGTCTCCAGCTTCCCCTCCATGGCCTCCAGGAAGGGCACCGTCCAGGCCGCCATGGGCTGGATGGGCACCGGCGCCATGACATCCCTCGGGGAGCCGTGGCAGCGGATGTACCGCCGGTCGGCCTTCACGTCCGCCACGTTCACCTTCGTGTCGTCGATGAAGGTGCGGGGGTCGTTGTTCAGGGCGATGTTGATCAAAAGCTGCCGGTAGAGGGCGGTGTTCATGTGCTGGATCTCCCCCACCACCTCCGCCAGTCCCCGGTCAGGCCAGAGCTTGTGCGGATCCGGCACGGGCATCAGGAAGAAGAAGGGGTGCCTCTGCCAGGGGTTCTCGATCGCCCTGAGGATTACCCCGTTGCAGCGCGTGACGATGCAGTCCTCCAGGAGGCCGTCGTCGTTGATGTCGATCTTCGTGTAGCATTCGTACAGCTGGACGTGGCGCCTCCCCCGCTCCAGGTTGGCCTCCGACACGTCGGAGACGTTGGAGAAGACGTCCAGGAGGTAGGGATAGTCCACGGAACCCAGGCGATCGACGGCCTCGTCCACGTTCTCGTAGACACCGGCCTTCTGCCGCCTCAGCAGGTCGTCCACCCGCACCACGGTCTTGTGCGCCAGGAAGGGGGCGTCGGAAAGGCTCCTGGTGTCCGGGAGGATCCGGATCTCGTCGTGGGGGACGTTCTGCCAGACCAGCTGGTTGCGGCGGTAGACCGCGTCGCGCCACTCCACCTTCACCAGGTCGCTGACCCCCACCAGGGGGTAGACCTGCACGTCCCGCTTCCCCGCCAGGAACTCCTGGAGGAGCTCCCGCGGGACGACGGCCACCTGGATCGGCCCCGGGGCAGTCTCCCGATCCCACCAGGCCTTCACCACCCCGAGGTTCCCCACGAAGGCATCCCGGAACCAGGTCTCGGCGATGGTGTACCCCCGGTTCTGGCGCATGAGCTGGTGGGCGACCAGCTTGCGCATCTTCTCCGCTCTGGGGACATCCTCCGGGCCGACGCCGGAGATGGTGACCATCTTTCCGGTGTCCCCGGCGAAGAAGGCCTGCATGCAGTTGGCCACGTACCACTCCACCACGGAGTAGAAGTCGAAGGAGACCAGGTCAGTGGCCTGGGAGAGTTTCTTGTACTTCTCGGCGTAGTAGTCCTTGTCCGCCTTGTAGATCTGCCAGCGCTCGATGACGCTGGGCTCGATGGTGCCGGTGTAGTAGTCCTCGGCAGCCTGGATGTCGGTCTCGACGGAACGGGCAACCGCTTCTAGATCCATCTGTCCCTCCTACATGGCTCCCGCCACGGGGAGCCAGCTGTCCGCCTCGGATTCCTCAGGGTCGTTCCAGGAGGAGGGCGGGTACGCGATCTGTTCCATGTACGCCAGGGCATCTGGTATGTCGTCGTGCCGGCCGTAGGGGAAGCTCAGGAGCTGATCCTCGAACTCCGCCCTCCAGTCGGCGGTCTCGGGAATCCAGACCTGTCCGGCGGAAAAACGCGGCTGCATCCCCAGGATCCGCAGCTCCTTCTTCTTCTCCGCCCTCAGGGGGATCAGCTGGAAGAAGAGGTTGCGGCGAACCATCTCCCGCTCCACGAAGTGCGCCAGGGCAGCCTGGTAGGCCACCGTCTCGATCCCCACGGAGACCGGCTTGTGCTTCGCCACCAGGGAGAAGAGGCGGTCGAGGGTCTCGGTGGGGTCGTACCGGCCGTAGTCCACGTCCAGGACGAACCAGTGATTGTCCGGGGAGACCCCCACCACGCAGAAGACGGTGTAGTCGGCGGTGGCGTTCTGGGAGATCGCCAGGTCGACGGTGATGAACTTCGCCAGAGGGACGCCCGCCAGGTCGGAGCGGACGAAGGTCTTGATCATGTCGGAGCGGAAGCGCCGGTTCTCCGGGCTCATGGGAACGCACATCTTCTCCCGGTGCCAGAGATCCAGCTTCCCCATCCGGGCGAAGGAGTCCCGCTCGGCGTAGATGGCCTCCTTCGGGTCGTGCTCCGGCCAGTTGGGCTCGTCCTGCTCGTTCAGGACGGGGATCCTCACGGTCTGAAACCCCAGCTCGGCGGCGTGGGCGAAGACCCGCTCGATGAGACAGCGCTCCCCCAGGTTGTTCCCGATCATGAAGATCCGCCCCGTGCGGGAGAGAAACTTCACGTCGGAGAGGAACCAGTTCCAGTCCCGCTCCAGGGTCAGCTCGCTCTTGGCGTCCTCCCCGTCCTGGGGGTCGTCGATGATCACCAGCTTCGGTCTCCTGTCCCGCCATTGGAGCCCCCGGACGGAGGCTCCCTTGCCGTAGGCCTCCAGGCGGATGTCCAGGTAGCCCTCCCCGGTGTCGGCCGTCACCTCGAAGACCTGCTCGTTCTTGTGGTTCACCTTCACCAGGCTGGCCGAGAGGGCTGGATCCGCAAGGAACATGTCCCGGATCTCGTAGAGGCGGTTGGTCGCCAGGGACTGATTCGCCATGACGAAGACCGTGTAGTCCCTGTCCGGGCTTGGATAGACCAGGGTGTGGAGCGCCATGGCGCGGATGTAGGATGTCTTCCCGCACTCCCGGTATCCCTGGATGGCGTAATGGCCGGAGCCGTAGAGGAGCTTCTCGCTCCAGTCGTGGTGGAACCACGCCGGCCGGCAGTCCGCCTGTCCCGGGAGGAAGTCAGCCCGGAAGCTGACCAGATCCCTCTTCCCCAGGAAGAACTTCTTCGCCAGCTCCGCTGCGGTCGGATTCGCCATTCAGCACCTCGGCCTCGATGATCTCCCCCCGGTCGATGGCCAGGAAGGTCTGACGGGCAAGGGAGATGACCTGCTCGCGGGTCTGCTCCCGCTCCGCGTCCAGGTCGATGTTGAAATTCAGCTGGGGAGCCCGCCCCAGAGCCCTGTCGAGGATGATCGACGCCGCCTCGACCCGCACCTTGGCGGTCGTTCTGGGGCTGATCATCACCTCGAAGAGGGTCTCCAGCGCCTCGGGAGCCATCTCCCTCGCCCGCGAGATGACCCGGCGGATCTCCTGCGGAACGCTCTTGACGACCTCTCCCGTGTAGGCTTTCTCCCATGCCATAAAATCAACACTCCTTGCTTTATGGCAATAAGTATAACACAGAAAAAGGGTCTTGTCGGGACGCAAGACCCAATTTTTCTCACCCTAGACTCAGCACAAGAGCTGAAGAGGATAGCACTTGGCGATCTTAGCGCTAAAGAACAGTCGCACTACCCCTTCTTTGGCTCATGGAACCCTTAGCCTATATATATATCTTTACTCTAAGAGCAAAGAAGGGGTAGTGCTACCGTTCTTTTTGTGCCATAGCACGACGTGCTTCTGCTTTTAAGCTGAGTCTAGGGCGGAAATCGTCCCATACCACAGAAAAAAGCCCCTGTCAAGGGGTCTGGAGTCCCAGAAAAACAGGGGGAAAGACCCCCTTTTGCCCCGAAAATCAGTAAACTCCGCCATTCCCCGGACGGTTCCGTCAGGAAGCTGTCAGGGAAGTGTCAGAGAAGTGTCAGAAACTGTAAACGTTTGGAACAAACGCTGGAAACGTTGGAAAATCTAGCATGATATGACACGCTTTTCCCGTCTGTCAGAGGATCTGTCAGACGGAGTGTCAGAAAACTGTCAGAACTATTGTTTATTTTTTTGAGAGAGAAGTTTCTTTTTTGATGGGTATCCCCCTGGGAAGCCCCCCGGGGGGCTGGAAAGATGGCGAGGATGGGGGGATGGACTTTCACGTCCTTATATACCTTAGTCTCTATTCAAGCTATCTCCTCTGTTGACCCCCCCTATGTCTCTCTTGTGCAATTGCACAAAAGCCCTCCTCCTCAAAATTTGGAGCACCCCTCCGCACAGAGCGGTGTTTGCCCCTTGATTGACACTACGGCAAAAGCATAGCACAAAAGGTCAATTTCGTCAAAAAAAGACTTGACAAAATTGACCTTTTATGCTTTGTGCCTCCGTGATCAATCAAGGAGCAAACCCCGGCACTGTGCTCTTGGTGGTGCTGGGGTTTGCTCCCATTTTAGGGAGGTGTTGTATATGAAGGTTAAGTGCCTCAACAAAAGCGAGAGTGCGATAGCGATTGCGGTGCAAACGAGTGATGCCGACCTGCTCCTAAAGTCGAGCATCTCGAAACAGGCGCTCTTCATGAGGAAGGTGTGGAAGGAATTCAGCACTTTCCCTCAGCCGAGAAAGGTTTCCTACTTCGTTATCGACCTTGCTGACCGGCCTGGTTGGTCAGCGGTTGTCATCGGTGCAAAGTAACTCTGGCGAAACCGGCAGGAACGCGCCTGCCGGTTCCCGGCAACGTGCAGGCACCGCCGGGCTGACGAGCTCAGGCCTGCACAAAAATCTCAGCCGGCAGAAGCCGGCAGAAAGGAAGTGAGTAGCATGGAGTGGAAGTATTTCGGAACGGAGCGAGTTCTGCGAGAGTGGTCAGACGAAGACACAACTATGGTGATTGGACAGAAGGAGATTTTGCACTATCGGTTTCTGCACATCGAGAGGTGTGTAGAACGGGCTTGGTATCAGACAGGCCTTGATACAACTGACACTTATGTAAGAGAGACCTGGAGCTATGGATTCCGGGAATATTCCCGGATCAGGGGGAGCAACGATGATCCCCTGGCAACTCCAGAGAGGCAGGGACGTTACTTGCGTGAACAGCAGTTCCGTAGGGGACTGCTGTCATGGAAGGAACTCTAGGATGAGTCGCCTCATCCTAGAGCACGGAGTAAACAGGAACGACCGGCGGTTTACGCCGGTCGTTTCTGTTTATCAGGCTCTCGAGATCCTTCGGGGCTACCCGAAGGGTTCGGGAGCCTACGGCGTCCTTCGCCGTAACGGAGTCGCCATCAGGGGATGGCGACGAGAGCGAAACACCGGGGCTGGCGCGAGCGAGCCCCGGAATTCATAGCCGGTTTAACCGGCGGAAAGGGAGTGTGTGGAATGTTCAAGTATTTGACAGGTTTTTTGGTTGCTGGCGAAGAGCTTCGGTGGGTGGGAGAAACGAACGATTATAACCATGCAGTCTCTTTTGTCCTGACAAACAGCCAGGACAAGGGAAGCGATAAGGTACCCATCATCGCCATTAAAACAAGTGATGGGTACACGTCCGCGGTGATCACAATAGAAGACGACGAAGTCTTCTATCTGTGACTGAGTAAAATTACTCAGCCTAATGAGCAATACGGCCAGCTCGGAACGACCGGGCTGGCCGGATCTCTTGTCCGCTGGAGCGGACAGAAAGGAGTATTGGGATGTACATGATCGAATGGCGTGTCGGCCCCACGACGTTTGAGTTCGTGGGGGAGGATCCCGAAGGGCTACTGATCTACCGGATCGGCAGCCATCCGGATCACCCGCTCACCGAGGAGCGGGTGCAGAAAATCGTCGATTGGCTGGAAGCCAACGACGAAGAAGCCCGGGACATCGTCGGCGGAGATGTCTTGGGAGCGTGCCTCAGCCGGGACAGGAACGGGGATTTGTTCCTGGTC